TGGCGCATCCGGGTAAGGTTTATCACTCGCGTTGTCGATCACGCACAGTTCCACGTCGGGGTGATGCGCCCAAATCCCGTTGATCAATGGGCGCGTGTATTCTTCCCAGCCGTTGATGCCAACGATGATTATGCTAAGCATGGGCTTCATCCTCGCTGATCATCATTTCAGGATGCTTGTCACGCCACACCTGCCATGTGCTACCGTCGATGATTGCCGGTGTGATATGCGGACTGGTTACAGTCAAATCTACCCACATCTTGATTCCGTTCTCGATACACTTCTTGTTGAATCCGATGTCCTCACCCGGCCACGCGTCACGCCACGCTTGCGAGTAATCATTCACGAACCAGGGGGGAGGGATGGTCTCAAGCACTTCCCTTGCAATCAGGATGCTACCCGTACCCAGCCGGTCAACCTCAAGGATTTCGTCGTCTTTATCCCATGCGATTGTGTACATCGAGCCGTCCGAACCGATCTTGTACGCGCATGGGTCATAAGGCTCTGAACGCCTGTAATTCAGCCCGCCAACGACTTGGTACTTCTTCGGGTCTTTCAGCACCCACCGCGCCAGCCTCTGAATAATGTCTGTCGGGTGAACGTGGTCAATGTCGAGCATGAGGAGGTGGGTGAAGTCTGTCTTCAAGAGTTCCATGCTTGCCCGGTTGCGCGCCAAATCGGTACGCATATACGGCATGTTGAGGATTACCGGCCCCTGCGCGGCGATTTGCACAACGGAGGGAAACACGAGGTCGGCGTAACTGATGGTGCGCTCCAGGAGGAACGCGACGAGGATGCGCGGGAACGCCCAATTCATAATGGGGTACTGCTCCAAAACGTTTTTCTTCTCGACCAATTTGTCTCCTATATCGCGCTCTGAATCTTTATGTCTCGCACGGTGTACCTGAATCCTACCGTGTCAATTCCGGCGTAGTTCATAGCGATCAAGCCGGTACTCGTGATGCTTCCAAAAGTCGATACCGTGTTATTCAGTTTCGTGTCGTAGAGGTCGTCAAAGAGTTTCAACGGGATGTCATCGTATAACGCTACGATTCGTTTGTGCGCCTGCGGTAGTGTGTTGCGCGGTGTGTGGATTTCGATGATTACCGAGTACATAGCCGTCATGTAACCGGAAGGCAATCCGGGGATAAATTCAGTCTCGCCTGGGTACATCACGACCCAATTCTCAACAGTCGGCAGGGCTTCCGGCAGGTACTGGTCCGCGCCCTTGATGCCGGATATGGCTTCAATGTCGGTCTGCATTCGTGCGATTGCGTCTTGGATTGCCATTACACCCGCCTCACATACGGTGAAAGTAGCATCTTCACATCCGGGTCAAGGTCGGGGATGGTCATGCTCTGCTGCATGTCACCACCTGCGATTACTCCAAATGGCGCGTCTTTCCTCTTGAATAACCGGATTGCCTGAATCTTGCACGCCTCTGCTACCGGTTTCGGCGCGGTTGTGGCGTACCCAAAACTCCCGACTATCTGCACCGCCTTCTTAGTGCCATGGGGGAACGAGTAATTGCCGTACCCGCTTGTCTCAATCCACGTGTAGGGGCGCCCGTTCTCGCCGGCGTTGAAGGGCATGAGGTTATAATCCGTTGTCGCCCATGTGGTCTCAAACGTGCCGTCGTTGTCATCGTCGGTTTTGAGTGTGGTTACGGTGATAATGTCATCGGTGTAAATCTGGTCAATGCTCACCGGTGCGTAATACCTTGTATCGGTCTCCGCGTAGAACCTGCGCCCGGTGTGGTTGTCGATCAACCGGCTGACGCTCTCAATGGTCGATTCCAGATAGAAGTCGTCATCTCTTTCGTCAAGCGGTATGCCGAGCGCGGTCTTGACTGTTACGAGCGTTGTGTAGCCGTTTGATATGGTCATTATTTCACCTTGATACCCTTAGCATGAGCGGGTTTTTCCACCACCTTGACGGCAGGCTTGACCAACTCCGCGTACCCGCCGCGTAGAAAGTTGTCACACGCAACGGGGTCTAACAGGTCAACTTCCTGACCTTCCTTGAACCTGATTGATCTTCCATCTACCAGCCCGTTGAAGTTCTGCAAAATTCGTATCTTCATGTTTATCCTTTGAGGGGGAGGGGTAACCCTCCCCCTGTCTTTACACTAAGTTCGCACGTATTGCGCCCGCAAACGTTGCGAGGTTCGGGTCGGCTGCTACGCCGTTCCTCCCGTACAGCAGCGCAACCGCGCCATGCAAAACAGCCGCCGTGCCACAAGTTCCGTACAATTTCATGTGTGGTTTTGCGGAGTTGATCGGCACGTCGAGGATATACACCTTCGACGCTCCGGTTGTTCCGAAGTCTGTCAACGCGGCAGTGGTCGCTTTTTGGGTATAAACACCGCCGGATGTCGCGCTCTCGGTCACGGAGCAGGACACGCCAGCGCCCGCGCCCATCGCTCCAGTGAGGAACAGGAACGCGGCACGCCCGTAACCAGTACCATCAACGGCGGTCGGAGCAATCGCAGCGTTCGACTTTGAGACAGGCACTACCGCCATCGCTGGTTTTACATAGGCAAATAATTCTTCCATAGCGTTTTTCCTTCCGGGGAGGGCATTACACCCTCCCCATTATTTACCCTTTCGGCCATTGAGCCGATTGCAAACGCCTCTGACTGGAGGACTACGCCGCCGTGCCGGAACACGGCCAGCAAGCCAACCTGGCGGTTACCAGCGTACAACTCATTCAAGCGCCGGATGGTCAAGCCCTTGCGCTCTACCAGCGCGTACATACTCCAATCACCGAATACGATTGCCTTGTATTTGGCGGTGGTGTACTTCGGCATGTAAGTCGAAGTGAACACGCGCTTGCCCATGATGCTCTCGTCGTTGATCTCGTGCGCGCCGAAGGTGAACACGCTCGAGGATGACAGACCGCGTAACATGCCGAGGGTGTCGTCGTTCATTGCCCACACGGCGTTGTCACGGTACTGACCGGCTAACTTGTGGTACAGTTCCGGGATTTCGGCTGCGGCAATGCTGTTGGTGTCGTCAAAGGTCAAGGCAGCAGTACCACCAACGGTCACGCCTTGAGGCGCGGTAGTGCCAGCACCGATCAGCGCGTTGCGGTTCTCGGTCATGGCCATCCAGCGACCAAAGGAGTTCGCCAGGAACTGGTTGAGGTTCGCGGCTGAATCTTCCAGCAGGTCTTCTGATACCTTGACCAACTTGGTGAAGTCGAACACGGTAGCGGTTGCCTGTCCGATGGTCGGCTCGTCCTCGTTGACGGCTGCCATGTCATGCGCGGACTGTGCAAAGTAGGTCTGCGAGGTCGCTTCAATCGGGATGTTCAACACGTCACGTGAGGTTTGCAGGATGGTTGCGCCAGCCCGGCGCGGGATTGAGAGTTCGTTCCGCTTCTCAACGATTCCGGCGTAGAAGTCATCAGGTACTAAGTACCCGCCGACTCCGGCAGTATCTTCACCCATTGCGGCTTTCAAACCCTTGACACGCTCGCCGGTGCGTAGGTAGTGCGCGAACGCGCGGTTCGGGTCGGGGTCGCCCAAGTTCTCGGCCTTGATCACGGCCGGCGCGTTGATCGCGGGAGCGTTGATCATCTTTTCCCACTTCGCGCTTGCCGCTTCAACGGCTTTTGACACAATAGCGTCAACATCAATTTCGTTCTTAATTTCTTCTTCCATAATTTCACTCTCCTGAGTAAGTTCAGTTTTGATTTGCTCTGGAGATTCGTCAACCGTCACGGCTTGCGTTTCCGCCTCCACCGTAACCTCTGTGATGCCTTCCCCTTTTGCCATGAAAACGGCGTAATCATTCGCCGGTTTTCTCCATTCGTTTACGTCAAATAATGCCAACTCGCCCAATGGCCACGTGACAATTTCCTCCCCGTCAGTTCTGACAAGATGACCAATTGCGCCGGATGAAGCGCGTACCTTCTCGGTCTTGGTCGTGGTGATTCGTTGCGCCAGTTCCTCTGTCGAGTCCATCCTGACGCTGAACCAATGCCCCTTCGCGTCGGTGTGATCCCATTTCGCTACGCCAATCACCGCCGGCGTTTCCTGCCACGTTTCAGGGCTATCCGGCCCGAACCCGTGATAATAAGTGACTGGTATCTCTTGCCCGTCTTTCAGCCATAAGTCAGTATTCTTCGTGAATGTCTGACCGTCTGAGTCCTTCCCGTTGTACGGACCGCCAAATGGCACGCCCAAAACGGAGTATTCGCGCGGGTCGAGTTCGTCATATTTCTTGACCGGCTCGGCTGGCTTGCGCTTGTCCGCCTTTAGTCCATCTGGTAATTTCGTTTGTATTTTTAGCTGCATTGTTTACCCCCCATTGAGCGCATTCTGTAGGAACGCTCTTAATATCTCTACGATCTGGTCTTTCCTGTCATTCAATGTTCCCTCAAGCGTTGACCATCCGGTTCGCGTGTGAAACCATGTCTGCTCATCCATGCTCTGTACTAATCTTGCGTAAGGCGCGTTATTTCCAACCGTCACCGCCGATCCATCACCCTCTACTTTGCTCGTCCACCGCTTCATAAGGTTACCCGTGCGCTGATACGACGAACTGGCCGGAGCGGGCGGGTACACCTTCATCCGCGTTGAGATGGATGTTCCGATTGCCTTCATCCCGTCTTTCAACGGCTTCGTGCTGCCCGCCGCGT